GCGAACATCGACCAAACTTCAAGGGCGTTTATTCAAGATGTAGCAATGTCCCTTTTTGACGAGGGAACAGTGGCGATAGTTCCTATTGACACTACTTCAGACCCTACGCTAAGTGCCTCATATGACATATTATCAATGAGGACTGCAAAAATCGTGGATTGGTCACCTACGTCGGTAAAGTGTCAAATATATAACGAGGCAAAGATGTTAAAAGAAGACGTATGGTTATTAAAAAAAAATGTAGCAATCATTGAAAACCCGATGTACGCTATAATGAATGAACCATCGTCCACGATGCAACGATTAATAAAAAAACTAAATCTTCTAGACGACGTAGATGAACAATCATCGTCTGGTAAATTAGACCTCTTAATCCAATTACCATACTCTGTAAAGACAGAACAAAAACGAAAGATGGCGGATGATAGACGAGTGGAAATTGAACGCCAATTAGTAGATTCCAAGTATGGTATCGGATATATAGACGGTACTGAAAAAATAACACAATTAAACAGACCAGTCGAAAACAATCTAATGTCTCAAATAGAGTTTTTAACATCCACACTGTATACTCAGTTAGGATTAACAGAAACAATAATGAATGGTACGGCTGATGAGGCTACCATGTTAAACTATTTCGAACGTACTATTGACCCAATTCTAGCGACAATAATAGACGAAATGAAAAGAAAGTTTTTAACTAAAACTGCTAGAACCCAAGGTCAATCTATTATGTATTTCAGAGACCCGTTCAAATTAGTACCTTTGTCTAAAATGGCGGAGGTTGCAGACAAGTTTACGAGAAACGAAATAATGACAGCTAACGATATTCGTCAAATAATTGGTATGCCAAGGTCCAATGACCCGAAAGCGGACCAGTTATATAATGCAAACATAAACCAAAATCAAAATGGAGGAAAAGAAAATGAACAATAAGTACGACTTCTCCGGTTGGGCAACCAAAGCAGACCAGAGATGTTCCGACGGCCGTGTAATACAAAGCGGCGCGTTTAAACATAACAACGGCCAAAAAGTACCATTGGTGTGGAACCACGGTCACGATGACCCAAAAAATATTCTCGGATACGCGGTGTTAGAACATCGTGATGAGGGGGTATGGGCGTATGGCGTGTTTAACGATAGCGAAAATGCGGTTTCCGCAAAAGCGCTTTTAAAACACGGGGATATAGAATCCATGTCTATATGGGCTAACCAATTAATAGAATCTGGAGAGAATCCAAAGGTGGTATCTCATGGCGACATAAAGGAAGTGTCTCTGGTTCTAGCCGGAGCTAATCCTGGAGCTTTAATCCAAAACGTTATATGTCATGGGGTAGAAGATAGTAGCCAGGCAGTCATATACACTGGAGGACAACTATTAAACAACGAGGGTTCTTTCCCGGTGATAAAACATAGCGAACCAGATACTAAAGATGACGATGGTGATGAGACTATAGAAGAAGTCTTTAATACGCTATCCGACAAACAAAAAACAGCAATGGCTTTAATTATTGCTGAGGCGTTAACCGAAGAAGAAAATCAAAATGGAGGAAAAGAAAATATGAAACATAACGTATTCGAAAAACCTGACACTAACGACCAAAAGGTTCTAGCTCATTCCTTATTAAAAACAGCTATCGCTGAAGCTAAAAAAGGCTCCGGTGGGTCTTTGAAGGACGCTTTCATGGCCCATGCTACTGACTCTGAAAACTCATTATCCCATGGTATTACTAATCTTGATTATTTGTTCCCGGAAGCTCATCAAATGAACAATACCCCAACGTTCATTAAAAGAGATGATAGCTGGGTAGGCAACCTAATGGGCAAAGTTAAAAAACTACCATTTGGTAGAATAGCTTCAAGACACGCTGACATAACATCAGACGAAGCAAGAGCAAAAGGTTATGTAACAGGTGCCGAAAAGACAGATGAAGTGTTCTCTTTATTAAAAAGAGCTACTACACCGACAACTATTTACAAAAAACAATCATTCCATAGAGACAACATAATCGATATTACCGATTTCGACGTAATAAGTTGGGTTAAATCTGAGATGAGAATGATGCTGGATGAGGAAATTGCAAGAGCGATATTAGTTGGAGATGGTAGAGGTGGCGCAGACGCTGACAAGATAGACCCATTAAATGTTAGACCTATATACACAGATGCAGATTTATATTCTATAAAATATAAAATAGAACTTGCATCTACAGCAACGGATAACGACAAAGCGAAGGCTTTTATCAGAGCTGCTGTAAAAAGTAGAAAGACATATAAAGGTTCTGGTAACCCAACTCTTTACACAACACAAGATTTATTGGCTGATATGCTATTATTAGAAGACAGCACAGGTAGACGTATTTATAACAATGTTAACGATTTGGCTACAGCAATGCTTGTGAAAGAGATTGTAGTAGTGCCAGTTATGGAAGACGTAACACGTGATGTTTCTGGTGACACTAGATATCTAATGGGTATCATAGTGAACCCAACAGATTATTCCGTTGGTGCAGACAAAGGCGGTCAAGTAACAATGTTTGATGACTTCGATATCGATTTCAACAAACAAAAGTATCTAATCGAAACTAGATGTTCTGGTGCTCTAGCACAACCTTACTCCGCGATAGTCATTGAACTTGACGTTGTAGCTGGATAATCTTAATGAAATTTCGTGGTATTATTGGTTTCTCGTCGTCTGAAGAAACATCTCCAGGAGTGTGGGAAGAAATAATAACTGAAAAACCATACTCTTGTGAAGTTGTGCGAAACGGGCGAAGAAATCAAAATGGAGAAAGTGTCAACGACGATATAACGTCAACCATGGAGGTTTCTATAACAATGGACCCATACGCAAATGGATATTTTCATAACATGAAGTATCTTAAAAACGGAAACGTTAAATGGAAAATAACGAATGTCGAGTGTCGATACCCTAGATTGATATTGACGACTGGTGGTGTGTATAATGACTAGACTAGAAATTCAATCGATGTTAGAAAATACCCTTGGAAGTAGAAACGTCTATTATCAACCACCGTCTTCAATACAAATAAAATACCCAGCGATAGTATACTCTTTAGAAGGCATGACTAACAACCATGCCTCTAACGGGGTATATCTAACAAAAAAAGCGTATAAAGTCATTTACATAGACAGTAATCCAGATAACGAAATGGTATCTGTGTTGAATAACATTATACGTTCAACGTTTAATAGTTACTACGTTAGTGATAACTTGCATCATTACGCGTATACTATATATTTTTAAACAGGAGGAATAAAAAAATGGCAGTATTAGAATTCGACAAATTGGGCGAGCATATATATGAAACGGGCGTTGAGAAAGGGGTCTTATATCCTTTCACAGCAGGAGTATATGGTACAGGGGTTGCTTGGAATGGTTTGATAAACGTTACTGAATCACCATCAGGAGCTGAACCAACACCTTTATATGCGGATAATATCAAATACCTAAACCTCATGTCAGTTGAGGAATTCGGAGCTTCTATCGAGGCGTATACATACCCAGATGAGTTCGCAGAGTGTGATGGCTCCGCAGCATTAGGGGTCGGGGTATCTATCGGTCAGCAATTAAGAAAACCATTTGGTTTATGCTATAAAACCAAAATAGGTAATGACATTCTAGGTGAAGACTATGGTTATAAAATAAATCTAATATATGGGGCCATGGCTAAACCAAGTGAAAAAGCACACGCAACCACGTCTGATTCCCCTGAAGCTGCTACGTTCTCTTGGGAACTTACTACAACCCCAATCGCTGTTCCAGGTTTCAAACCAACAGCATCTTTGACTATCGATAGCACTAAAATAACAGGCGCGAAACTTTCCGCTATCGAGGATAAGTTATATGGTACCGATACAACAGAACCACAACTGTTAACTCCTACAGAAATTAAAGCAATTCTAGACGCTGTAGGATAACCCCCAATCATAAAACACTAAGGGTCTGGTCTTTTCATTAAGCTAGACCCTTATATTTATTTAAAATAAAGGAGAATTATCATGTTAAAAAAAACAATAACATACACCGATTATAATGATGTAAAAAGAACTGAGGACCATTATTTCAACCTATCAAAGGCTGAAATACTAGAGATGCAAATGACCACTAGCGGTGGATTTGCAGAACATATACAAAAAATAGTTGACGCAAAGGATACCCCATCACTATTTAGACTATTTAAAGAATTAATATTCAAAGCCTACGGTAAGAAATCAGAGGATGGAAGAAGATTTATAAAATCTGAAGAACTATCAATCGAGTTTTCACAGACAGAGGCCTATACTCAATTATATATGGAATTGGCGACTGATGATGTTGCTGGTGCCGAATTTGTAAATAGTATAATCCCTTCAGACATGAAGGTATCTGACAAAGAGTTAGAAAAATACAAAAATCAGCACCTAGAAACTACTGCTGATATAATAAAATAATGCTTAGGATAAAAACGTCTACTGTTGAGTATTACGATGAAAAATTAGAAATGTTCATAAATCCAGAGTCATTTGTAATAGAGCTGGAACATTCATTAAACGCTATTTCACAATGGGAATCAAAATGGGAAAAAGTGTTTTTGACTGATAAACCACACACAGTAGACGAAATGATAGATTATTATAAAACCATGGCGATAAACGACCCGCCTGAAGAGGTATGGGCATTACTAACAAATGTTGAAATTGAAAAGATTCAAGAGTATATGTCGTCTAAAAAAACGGCGACAATAACCCAAAAAGACTCTAAAAAAGTATATAACTCAGAACCTATAACTTCTGAACTAATATATTATTGGATGATAGCACTAAATATACCGTTTGAATGTCAGTATTGGCATTTAAATAGACTACTAACGTTGATAAGCGTATGTAGTCATAAAAACAACCCAAATAAGAAAAAGCGCTCTACTCGAGAAATCATGCAACAAAATCATGATTTGAATGCAGCTCGTAGAAAAGCGTTAAACACGAAAGGATGATACGATATGCGTAAGGGTATAGATGTGTCTAGATGGCAAGGTTCTATAAACTGGGACACTGTAAAACAAACAGATGTGGAATTCGTAATTTTAAAAGCCGGAGGTTCAGATGCTGGAGTATATGTAGACCCAACGTTTGAACACAATTATAAAGAATGTAAAAGACTTGGTATACCAGTAGGCTGCTACTACTTCGTGGGTAGCAAATGCACAAGTGCTGCCGATGGTTTGGTAGATGCTAAACAGTTTCTAGGTATGATTAGAGGAAAACAATTTGAATACCCAGTATATCTTGATTATGAAGAACCATCTCCAGCTAATAAACAAGGAAACACCGATGCAGCCATAGCGTTCTGTCAACATGTACAGGATGCAGGATACTATGTAGGTATCTATGCTTCGGATATTTCTGGTTTTGCAGATAGATTAGACCTATCTAGACTAGACGAATATGATAAGTGGGTGGCTAGATATCCAGATGCTCCAAAATATGTAACTTCTTGGGGTATGCATCAGTGGTCTTCAACCGGTTCTGTATCTGGGATACAAGGTAATGTAGATATGAATACTGCGATTCAAGATTATCAAACAATAATCAAAAATGCTGGGTTGAATGGGTTCACAAAACCACAACCAGTTCCTACACCGGAGTCTGCTCCTGTACCCGCACCAATAATTGATTGGGAGTCTAAATACAAAGCATTAGTAGATATTACTATGGATTTAGTAACTACAGTAGATAAAATAAAAGAACTAATCAAATAAGGAGGTTAACAAGTGATAAGTTACAGATACAAGGGCGGCGATAAAACAGATAAATTTTTGAAAGCATCTATTAAGAAAATAAAACAAATAGACTTCAAAAAATACGGAGAAGCAGGAGTTGTCGCACTTGCTTCTGCAACACCGAAAGCTACTGGTAAAACAGCGGCTAGTTGGTATTATACTATTAAAAATCAAAATGGAATAATATCAATAACTTTTAATAATAGTAACGTAGTTAACGGAGTACCGATAGCTATTGTACTATATTATGGTCACGCTACAAAAAATGGCGGATGGGTACAGGGTAGAGATTACATCAAACCAGCAATACGTCCGGTGTTTGATAAAATGACAAATAAAATGTGGGAAGAGGTGACATCCCTATGAGTAAATCGGTAGACCAACGAGTAGTTGAAATGAGATTTGACAATCGTAACTTTGAAAACAACGTAAAACAAACCATGTCAAGTCTAGACAAACTAAAATTAAAACTAAATCTACCAGGAGCGAAGACTTTCGAAGATATCGAAAAAGCATCATCTAAAGTAAAGATGAATGGTATAAATAATGCGTTAGATACTGTTAGTAACAATTTCAACGTAATGTCTATTGTTGGTATAACAGCAATCGCAAACCTAACTAATTCCGCTGTTAACGCAGGAAAAAGAATAGCGGCTGCGTTAACTATTAGACCAGTAATTACAGGCTTCAATGAGTATGAAACAAAGATAAACGCTGTCCAAACCATACTAGCAAACACCACAAAAGATGGGACAACGATGGACGACGTTACAAAATCGCTAGGAGAACTAAACGAATACGCTGACAAAACCATCTATAATTTTGCAGAAATGACAAAGAATATAGGTACTTTCACAGCGTCTGGGTTAGGTCTTGAAGCATCTACTAAAGCAATACAGGGTATTGCCAACGTCGCAGCGGTTTCTGGTTCGACATCACAACAAGCTTCGACGGCAATGTATCAATTATCACAAGCATTATCTTCTGGGGTGGTTCATTTAATGGACTGGACCTCTGTAGTTAACGCCGGTATGGGCGGTAGAGTGTTCCAAGACGCTATTATA